GGTACAGCTCCAAGTATAGATACTATGACTGGAGATGGTTCAGATACTACATTATCTTTAAGTGTAACTCCAACATCAGAAAATCAAACTTTTGTAACTATTGATGGTGTTGTCCAACATAAAGATACTTATGCAGTTTCAGGTAGCACACTAACATTTAGTGCTGCTCCTCCTACTGGCACAAAAGTAGAATGTATAACATTTAGTAATGTAAGTATTGCAACTTTCCAAGATGCTGATAGTGATACTAAAATTCAAGTAGAAGAAACTGCTGATGAAGATAAAATACGTTTTGACACTGGTGGTACTGAACGTATGATAATTGACAATTCTGGAAATGTTGGTATTGGTACTACAAGTCCTTCAATGAAAGTAAATATATCTCATGGCGACCAAGACGGATTAAGATTTAATTGTGCTAATACAGCAGAAACCTTTATAGATTTTGGCGATACAGATGACAATGATGTAGGTCAAATTAGTTATGACCATGCCGATAACTCAATGGCTTTCAAAACAAATGCAGCAGAAAGATTAACCATTGATTCTTCTGGAAATGCTGTTTTTTCTGGAGCTACTATAACTGTTGGTGATAGTCATACTTTTGGAAATGGTTCAGGAGATAATTTACATATAGAAACAAGTTCAGGCGAAAACATAGTTATTAATTCTGCAGGTGGAATTCATGTTTTTCAAGATAATGGAACAGAGAGAATGAGAATTTCTGCTGGAAATGTTGGTATTGGTACTACAACTCCGGGTTATAACTTAGATGTAGTTGGTGCAAGTGGAACAATGTCCAGAATCCAAAGTGGTGGCTCAAGTACATATCTTGCAATAAAAAATTCAAGTAATACAGGATATATAGGTGTTGACTCAACTAATTTAGAGTTTTATCCTACAGCTTCAAAAGCAGCTACATTACAATCAAATGGAAATCTTTTTATAGGAGGAACACTTACTCAAAGTTATAGTTTTTCTGATGAAAGATTAAAAGAAAATATTACAGTAATTACTGATGCAATAGAAAAAGTAAAAACTTTAAGAGGTATTACTTTTACACGAAAACAAGACAAAGGTGAGGGAACAGGACTAATTGCACAAGAACTTGAAAAAGTATTACCACAAGCTGTTTATGAACCTGAACCTCAAATTGATAGAGACCCCATTTCTGGTGAAGCAAGAGGTGAAATACCAGAAACTTATAAAGCTATACATTACGGTAATACAGTAGGTCTTTTAGTAGAAGCTATTAAAGAACAACAAGAACAGATTGAAGCCTTACAATCTGAAATTAACACACTCAAAGGAGAATAAAAATGGCAATTAACTATACATGGAATGTAAGCACCGTAGACGTTAAAGAAATAGACGGCAACGCTGATACTGTTTTTAATGTCCACTGGAAACTTACTGGAACTGATGATGCTAATAATGAATCTGTTACAGTATATGGCACACAATCATTAGACACTTCAGACTTATCAGACTTCACAGCCTTTGCAGATTTAACTGCAAGTGACGTGCAAGGTTGGGTAGAAGCTGCTATGGGCGAAGATGAAGTCCAAGCTCAAAAAGATGTTATTCATAGCTCTATAGCTGAGTTAGTTACACCAACAGTTCAAACTAAACAGGTAGGCTAATATGGAAATATCTTCGTACCTGATTTGGAATGCTTTTATAACATTAGTCTTAGCTCCAATACTCTACAACATTCGACAAAACTCTCAAGAAAATAAACGTATTGATATTTTGTTAAATAAAACCAGAGAAGAGATAGCTAAAGATTATGTAACAAAAGACGAGTCTAGAGCAGTTATGAAAGACTTAGTAGATAGACTAGATAAGTTAGACGAAAAACTTGACAAACTATTTGAATTAAGGTAAAATAGTATATGAAAAAGAAGTATAGAAGAGCAGGTACTACTTCTGAACGTCAAGACTATCGTAAAGGTGGTCAAGTTTCTAAAGAAGGTCACGAAAGAGTAAAACTTTTACCCGGTGGTATGCCGGCAGCAATGGGTGCTGATTTTAGTAGGCAATACGCTCAAGCTGGAGTTCCAAATATAGATTTGTCTGGTTTGAGAATACCAGAAATTAACATACCAGTCCAATCAGCTCAGGCACGAATAAATACCGGAGAAAGTCAAATGACAGAAGAACAAAAAAAAGCTAATAGAGATAAATTACAACAGGCTGCAGCAGGTCAAATTCCAGCAGGAGGAATAATTCCTGACGTTCAACAAGTAGATGCTAATATACCACAGCAAACTACTGAAATGCCTACGCCTACAGTTGTTGGTCAATCTCCAGTTACCGTAACTCCTGCAGAACAAGTTACAACTATGCAGCCTCCACAAACTGCAGTTACTCCTACAGTTGCACCTGTATCTACTGTTCAACCTGCACAAATAATTCAAGCTCCTACGGTTACTGCTGCACAAACAACATTAGCTGATGAAGAACTTGCTAAAATTGCAGGAGTAGACAGAGTACAGCCTATTGATGCTGCTGAAGTAAAAGTAAAAGAAGGAGCAGTTACCCAAAGAGTAGTAGGTCAATTAAGTCCACAGTCTATTGCTACTGCAGCTCAAGCAAGTGGTACAACATTAGCAAGAGTTACTAGAGCTAAAAAACAATTAAGAACTGCTGGATTAGATGAAGAAACAATTACTGCATTAGGAGATAATCCAGAAGCATTAGAAGATAGATTAACTGACTTTACTGAAGCACAAAGAGGTGTTATTGAAGGCTTACCTCAAGAAGCTTTAGTAAGTAATCAATTAGATACTTTATTAAAAGGAATTGAAAATGGTGAAATACCTACATGGGCACAACCTGCAGTATCTGCTGTAGAACAGATGTTAGCTCAAAGAGGATTAGAAGCTTCTACAGTTGGTAGAGATAATTTAATAAATGCTATAATACAATCTTCAGTTCCTATTGCTCAAGCAAACGCTCAAGCAATTCAGCAATCAGTAGCACAAGAGAAAACTTTAATAAGTCAAGAAGCTCTAGCTAATGCTCAGTTTCAACAACAAACAGCGTTACAAAATGCTAATAATGTTTTCAGATTAGATTTAGCACAATTTACTGCTGACCAACAAACTGCTTTAGCTAATAGTAAATTTTTACAAACTGTTTCATTACAAAATGCTACAGCAGAGCAGCAAGGAATTATTCAAAATGCTGTATTAATGTCTCAAGCAAATATTGTAGAGGCTGATGCAAATACAAAGTTAGCAATACAAAATGCAAAATCTTTTTTATCAGTAGACTTAGCTAATTTAAATGCAGAGCAACAAGTAAATATATTAAGAGCTCAACAAGACCAACAAAGAATGTTAACTAATCAAGCTGCACAAAATGCTGCTGCACAGTTTAATGCTACAAGCACAAATCAAACAGAGCAATTTATGGCTAATTTAGCTGCACAAATGAATCAGTTTAATGCAGCCCAACAAAGTGCTATTTCTGAATTTAATGCTACTCAAGCCAATGCTGCTGCAGCTAGAGATGCTGGTAGAACTGCCGAAGTAAATAGATTAAATGCACAATTAGCTACTCAAATTGAACAGTTTAATGCTAATCAAGATTTTGCTAGAAATCAATGGAATGCACAAAATGCTGCTGCTGTTGAAGCAAGTAATCTTCAGTGGCGAAGACAAACTAATACTGCAAACACTGCGGCACAAAATGCAGTTAATTTACAAAATGCTCAGAATGCTTTTAATTTAAGTACTCAAGCACAGGCTTTTCTTTGGCAAGAACTTAGAGACCAAGCTGACTTTGATTTTAGATTTGCAGAAAACGAAAAATCAAGAATAGGTGCTTTGTTAAACACAGCACTAGCTGCTGACCCAGCCAGTTATAAAAACACTAAAGGGTTAGAAGCTTTAGTAACTGCATTAGCAGATGACGTATCATAGGAGAATATTATGGGATTAATTAGTGAATTAAAAAAGGGTGTTAAAAAAATAACTAAGCCTATTAGAAAAGCAGTTAGCCAAGTTGCTAAAGGCGTTAAAAAAGCTGTTAAAAAAGTAGGAAAATTTGTTGAAAGGACAGGTAAAAAAGTATTTAAAGGTATAAAAGAACTGACTAGAAACAAGTATATACGGCTAGGTTTGATGATAACAGCAGCCGTTATGTTACCCGGAGCTATAGCTGCTCTACCTGCTATAAAAGGATTAGGTGTAGCTGCTGCAGGTATAGCAAGTGGTGCAATTAGTGGTGCAGTAATAGGAGCAGGTGGAGTTGTTTTAGCTGGTGGTAGTTTAAAAGATGCTTTAAAAGCTGGAGCATTTGGTGCTGCAACTGGAGCTGCTTTTGCCAAAATTGGTCAGTCAATTAAATCAGCTAGAGCTGCAAAAGTTGGAGGAGAAAGTCTTGATTTAACTCAGGGTAAACTAGCTGCAGCAGGAGACCTAGCTGAAATTCCTGCTACTGCTGGAGATATTTCTACTGTTGGAGATGTTGCTACAGGAACAGGAGAAATAAGCACTGCTGTTACTTCTCCACAAGATGTTTCTGCAGCTATCGCAGATTCAGGATTAGCAGCAAAACCCGTAGGAAATTTAACAGATATGAGTCCTCTTGGTAGTCCTGACACTGTATTTGTCGATGAAGTAGGTGCTGCATTTGCTAAAACTGGTGAAGGATTACAACCTATATCAAGTTTAAATAGCTATGCTGTACCTGATTTAAATGTAGGCACTCCAAGTGTTACTGACTTTACAGCAGATATAAGTAATCTTCAACCTAAGTTTGATTTAACTTTAGGTACTCAAGGACTGCCTGTTAAACCAGAAGGATTAGGAATGCCTGACCCACTTTCTTTAGGAGACCCAACTGCAGGTTTTGAACAAAACTTAGCAAATGTTTCTCCGGGTTTTAAACCTGATTTATCTACGCTTACAGAACAAGTAGCAGTTGTTCAGCCTGATGGTTCTATTAGAAATGTAGCAATAACTAAGCCTATGTCTTATGGAGAAAAACTTGCTCAAAATATTAGAGACTCTTTTAGTGCTGACAAAGTAGTTGATGGAGTATTGAGTTTTGGTGGTGGTATGGCGAGTTCATTAGCGATGAGTGCACTTCAACCAGAACCTGAAGAAATACTGCAGCCCGGAACACCGGCAAATGCTTTAGTTGGTGTTGGTGCAGGAATGGCTAGTCAAGGTGTTCAAGCTCCTGTGATAGCAGCAGACATAAATCCACTTGCTCCTTATCAAAGTTTAACTTATGGTACTGGAGATGCTAATATAATGGGTGGAGAACTATTTAGACAACAAATATTACCAATACAGGTGGGATAATGGCACAAGAAAAAATTAATCCTTTAAACAGAAAATTTATTAAAAATAATTTATCAGATGCAATGGTGCAAAGTGTATCAGATGTTTCTGAAGCAAATGTTGATATATCAGAATTAGTAGATGCTATAGATGAAGAACCTACGAATATAATAGCTGATAGTCCAATATCTGATGAAGCATTAAATCAATTAGCAAATGACACTGTAAAAGGAGTTGCAATACCCGGACAATCATTAGTAAATGACCCAAAAAATCCTTATCCTTGGGAAAAACCTTCAGAGTTTGCTAATCCTAGAGATGCTTTAACTTCGATAACTGCAGATATTTTAGAGCCAGAGGCAATGAAATCTATCATACAATCTTTAGGAGATGGAGTTGCAGTAACTGATATTGTTAACACGATTTTGTATACTAAATTTTTTAAAGGAGAAATTAATCCTGATGTAATGTTATTATTAATAGAACCAGTTATGTATACTGTTATGTCAATAGGTTCTGAAGCCGGTATAGAATACAATATTGAACCTAACGATATTGGAGAATCTGACCAAGAAGAAGTAACTGAAAGACTAGTAGAGTTTAAAAAAGCTGCAGAAGATATTAAAAGTAAAAAACAAATTACCGATGATAATAAAGACACTGCAGTTGCTAGAGCAGAAGAAGTGGTTGGAAAAAATTTATTAGATAAAATAAAAGAGAAAGGTCCTGAAATGAGGAGCTTACTAACTAAACAAGAAGAGGCAGTATAAAATGTCAGAAGATTCAAGAAAAAAATTATTTAGTGGTGCAGTAGTTGATGCAGGTATGCAAAACGACTTACAAGTTTTTAATAGTTTGTTAGCACGAGGTAAAAGTAATGACGTAAGAGAAAGAAATAAACAATTAGGTCTGGCAGGTTTATTAGCTTTTTTTAGAGGTAAACAAGAAAAACTTCAGAAAAAATTATTAAATAATCTTACAGAGATGAAAAATGTTTTTGCTGATGAACAACTATCTCGAAAAACTATTTATGATAAAGAAAATGAAAATAGAAATTTTTACCAAAACTATTTAAAAAATCCAGAAAAAGCTATTAACGACTATGCTGAAATGCTTTACAATAATGATGAAGCTATCAGACAAAGTAATGTAACATTTAAAAATAAAAGTGAATTAACTGACCCTAATGCTAAATTTTTAGCTGAAGAATTATGGCAAGAATCTAAGAAACAAGCTAAAATAGAATTAGAGGCTATGAAGGACAATCCTTTAATAACTTCAAGAACTTTTCAAGAATATGATAAAGCATACTATGATGCTTATAAAGCAGAATATGCTCGATTAGAAAATGACCCAACTCAATCTAGTTTACTAGCTGCTACTGCAAATAAAATATTTCCTTCTTGGTTTGATGAAAGAAAAGCTAGGTTACAAACTGCTGCAGATAAAGCAAATTTTGTTGTAGAGATGCAAGAAGAAGATGAATTGTTTAATCCTGCAGTCGCTAGTTATTTAGCAGCACAACCAAAGCTAGATAAAACTCAAGCCTTAGAATTTATTAATACTAATTATGAGGATAAAGTAAGTCCAGAAATACTAAATCAAATGGAACAAAGTATTACTAATATGAAAGGTGAGGAAGGAATTACTTCAGATGAAATACTTGGAATAGCATTATCTAAAGTAAATCTTAACAGAAATAATAAAGATGAGTTTACAAAAAAAATAGAAACATCACAAAGATTGTTTGATGAACGATGGAAAAGAAGTCCTACAACTGGAGGAGTAATTCCACAAGAAGGAGATGAGCTTTATCCTGCTTACAAAGAAGAATCAGAACAATTTACAAATCTAATGGTTCTTGAGCCCGATGAAAAAATAAGAAAAGTAGGATTAATAGTAATGAAGCTAAATAGTCCATCAACTGACCCGAAACTAATACCTATACTTGAAAGACAATTAGTTAATTATACTCCAGACCAGATGCTTGAAAGTACACTGCAAACTGCAAGTCTTTATCTTCGTAATCCTGTAAATGAATCAGATATAGAAGCTACGATTAATGCTGAAAAAGACAAAGATAATCCAAGATTTACAGATAAGACAAGTTTTGAAGAATTTTATTATAAAAATCTTATGTCAAATCATGGTAGACTTCTAGAGATTAGAGAAGCTAGAGCAAAAGAACTTAGAAGTTTAAATACTCAATAAAAATTAATTATGCAGAATCCATTACTATTCATGCAGCTATGGAATAGAGCTAGTGAAGATACAAAAAACGAATTAAAAAGAACAAGTATAGGAGCTGGTGCTGACGTTGTAAGAGAAGGCATTGAGCTTTACAGACTTTTTGATGAGCCCACCAAAGAAGAAGCAGCATCAACTGAAGAGTTTTTAAATACACTTTACAGTAATGTTGTAGGTAAAGAAAACGTTATTCAAGAAGAACGTCAAGGTAAACTGGTAACTAATATAGCTGAACCAGAGTCAGGAGTAAACAGATTTATTAGAGATGCAACTGCTTTTGCTGGGTCAATGGCAGGTGTTGGTAAATTTGCTGCACCTTTAAAAGCTTTAAAAACTGTTCAAGCTGCTACCAAAGCTGCACCTAAAACAACTGGTCTTACTAAATTTATTGCTCAAGGAGAAATAGCTGCACAACTATCCATTAATCCAAACGAAGAAAACTTTGCTAATATGCTTGGAGCAGCAATAGATGATGACGGTTCTTACGCTGCAATAGAAGAATATTTATTAGACCCAATAAAAGCTAGTAAAAATAAAAGTGAATTAGAAAACAGAATTGGTTTATTAGCAGAAGGTTTAGTTTTAACTGGTCTTGTAGGTGGTGTTGTTAAAGCAGGTAGAGGTGCTTACAATCAACGTGAAAATATTGCAAATAATATAGTAGGTGTTTTAAATACAATTAAATCAAAAGGTGGAAAAGCAACTCAAGATTTTCTTAAAGTTATTAAATCTACAAATAATACAAAACGAACTTTACAACCTCGTAAAGAAGCTGCCCTAAAAGCTAGACAAGAAGCTGGTGATTTAGGAGACATAGAAGGTTTAGAAGATAATTTTTTAGGTCTTTCTAAATTTTCAGACAGACCAGTTATAAAAAGAATCTCTAATATTTTAGCCAGAACTTTCACAGCTAGAGGTGGAATGACTAAAAAAATGTTTGAGACTGATTTTAAATTTAAAGGTCTGCAAAATAAATGGGATAAAACTATCGAAAACACTATGTTAAATTTTGATAGTGCTTTACAAACAATTTACAAAACCACCAATGATACCAGTGAAAAAGTTTTAGAAGATATAAATTATTTATTGTTTACTGATTTTAGAGTTCCGGGTATCGTTACTTCAAGAGGAACAAAAGCTCCTGTTAGCCAAAGAGCAACTTTTCTAAAAAAATTAAATCAGTTTCCAGAAGAAGCTAGACAAGCTATTTTAGATGCTAGAGATTTACAAGATAATTTAAGTAGGTTATTATTAGATAGCCCGTACATCAGTGCAAAAGATAAAAAAATTGTTTCAGACCAACTAGGTATTTATGTTAGAACAAGTTATAAAAAGTTTGAAGACCCTAATTACACACCTAGTAGAAAAGTAACTGATGCTGCTAGAGCTTTTATAAGACAAGATTTAATTAATAAAAATGCCAATAAAAAAAATCCTTTAACTGAATCTGACATAAACGATGAAGTAGAATTAATGATGGAGGAACTAGCAGGTGGTAAAGGTAAATATGCAAAAATAGTACAAAGGCAAAATAAATATAAAGGTGTCAATAGAAATTTACTAGATAAAAAACTACAGCTTCCTCAAGAAATAAAAGATTACTATGGAGAAGTTACAAATCCTTTAGAACGTTTAAGTATTTCTTTAAATAAAATTAGTAGGTTTGTAAATGATTTAGATTTTTATGATGAATTATATAAAAATGGTAAGGATATTTATTTTCATGATAAAAAAAGAGCAGGTTTTAATGTGCGAATACCCACAACAGAAACAGCTTTAAAAGGAAAAGCAAAAGAACAATTTAAAGGTAAACAAGCTCAAGCAGATGCAAGTCTAATAGAACCTTTTGGAGCTTTATCTGGAAAGTACACCAGTCCTGAACTAGCTAAATATTTTACAGAAAAACAAAAATACAATCAATGGTTTGATGGCGAAGGTGGAGTTTTTAACCGGCTATATCAAGCAATGGCTTATGCAAAAGGATTTACTCAAAGAGCTAAAACTATTTGGAATCATGGAACTCACGTTCAAAACGTTATTGGTCAAGCAATGGGTACAATTGGTCAAGGAGCTTTTCCAACTATAAAAAGTTTTACTAATACTACTAAATTAATCGCTAAAGATTTAACAAATAAAACCAGTAAAGAGCAACAGGAATATTTAGAAAAATTAGCTGGATACAATATTTTAAACAAAGGTCCAATAGCTAGAGAAATAAATGCTTTAATGAAAGATGTTAGAGATAATGGTATAAAGCATCCTTTTGCTTTTATAACTGAACGTGTTCGTAGAAATAAACTACTTAAATCTGCATCAGAAAAAGTTAAAAAATCAATAGATGGTATTACCGATATATATATTGCAGAGGATGATTTTTTTAAAATTGTTTTATATGAAGCAGAATTAAAAAACCTTAGAAAGTTTAATGATGCTTTACCAGATAACTACAACGGCTTTTATAAATTTACAAGTGAAGAAGCTTTAGAAAGAGAGGCAGCTAGAAGAGTTGTTGGTGGACTACCTAACTATGATATAGTTCCTGAAAACTTAAAGCTTTGGAGAGCCAATCCTTTGTTCTCTCAGTTCTTTTCTTTCTTATCTGAATCAACTCGTATAGGCTTTACCACCGGTATTCAAGCTGCACGAGAACTAAAACTTGGTAAAGATTTAATAGAAGAAGGCTTGGATGAAGCTGGTCTTATCATGTTAAAAAGAGGTAGAAATAGAATGGCTGCTTACACTACATTAGGAACAGGTGGAGAAGTTGTAAAATATGGACTAAGATATGGAGTGCCCGGAGGAGGAGCTATAGTTGGCTACCAAGCTATTAATAGGTATATCTCTGGTATAGATGAGCAACAAGAAAAAGATATAAAGTCTTTTGTAGCTCCTTATGCTAGAAATGATAATTTAGTTATAACTATTAATGATGAAGGAACTCCTGTTATTTTTAATACAAGCAGATATGATTTTTATGACTACCCTAATAAAATGGTAAGCTTTATTCCTAAACTTATTGAAGAAGGCTATGATGTAGAAGGAAATGTAAATCAATTATTTTTTGATTACGCTAAAGAAATGTTAACTCCGTTTTTCGGAACTACTATGACTACATCTACATTAACAGATTATATTGTTAGAGGTGGTAGAAATTCTGAAGGAAGACCTATGAGAAATCCTTACAATAAATCTCAAGTATATGATACTGTTGCTGGTCCTTTAGACCCAAGTAATTTAACTGTTTTTATAACTAATTTAGTAGAAAATTTTCAACCGGGAACAGGAACAAGTATATTAAGATATGTACAAAACTACGGTAAAGATGAAACTAAATTTGACCAAGAAATACATAAAGGTAAAGAAGCTCTGAAATTTATAACTGGTATAGGTAGTACAGTTTTAAATAAAGAATACATGACAAATGTATATGAAATGAATACCAATAGTTATAGTAGAGATTTAAGTGCAAGAAGAGGGTTATTGGCTAATGCTGCTAGTAATGCAGAATCTAAAGAAGCTTTTATTGAAAATTATAAAGATATTCAAGCAAGACATTATGAAACTTATAGAGAATTTTACAATCATACAAGTGCTGCAAGAAGGTTAGGTTTAAATACATATCCTGTTTTGAAAGATAAACTTTCTAAATCTGAAGCAAAATATTTAATGGGAGGCAATCGTTTTGCTCCTATTAAAATAACTTCTGGTATATTAGAAAGGTTGGTAAATAATCAAAATTTAGCTAGTGATTATTTTGAAATAAAAAGAGCTTTGTCTGCTGAAGAGACTAAATTTAGTAGTCTACCAATCCTAGATTACTCTGAAAAAGATTTAGAAAAAGATAGATTAACTAAATCTACTGGAGGATTAATAACAGGAACTGAAGACGTGCCTTTCACTGAAGAAAATCCTGCAGATAGAATTAATCCAGTAACAGGAGAACCGTACAGTGAAACTTCGCAAGGTGTCTTAGCTACTTTAAAAGCTAGACAAGGAGATAGAGTTCCTAAAACATACGGTGGTTTATTAAAGAACTTACAAAAACGTAAAAAGTTTGTTACAGGAGGAATTAGAGCTGGATTAAAATTTCTGTTAAAAAACATAGCAGAAGGTAAAGAAGTTCCTGCAGAAGAATTAGTAAATGCTTTACCAGATAAAGTTTATCGTGGTGGTACAAGTAGGATAGTAGACAGCCCAGAAGGCACGGAATCAGTGTTTGCTGCTTCTGATAAGTTCCATGCTCAAACTTACGCTGCTCCTGATGCACCTGCAAAGGTAGTCGCTAGTGATGGTAAGTCTTTAGATATTCCAAAGACAGAATATAATTTACATGAAATAGATATTAGCTCTGCTCAAAAACCATATATATTAGATAACCCTACTCCTAGTATGAAGTTAAAAATGAAAACTAAACTAGCTGAGTTAAATGATATTAACTTTGACCCAACTCCAGAAACTGACGATTTATCTGATGCTTTAGGAGTTTTACTAGGTAGAGCCGAAGGTAGTTTAAAAGTTGACTCTGGAGAGTTTGCTAAAATAGCAAGAGCAGCAGGTAAGTTTTTAAGAGAAGAAGGTTTTGATTTAATTATTGATACTCCTACTTTAAGAAAAGGTTATATAAATAGTCCTGATGCAGAGCTTTATGTATTAAGAAGCTTCCCTGTTAAAACTATAGATGATTTTGTTCCTCCAAAAGTACAAGAACAAACAACTAAACAAACAAACACTGTAAAAGTTCCAACATGGTTTAAAGAAACTCAAGTTAAAACTGATATAGACCCTGCTGATGCTCAGAAAACTCAAGTAGGTATTACTTCTGGAACTTACAAAAAAGTTAAAGATTTATTAAAAGAAGGTAATACTTTAGACTTTGGTGCAGGTTTAGGACAAGGAGCTAAAATTTTAAATGCTGATAGTTATGAGCCGTTTCCTAAAAAAGGATTTACACCTACCGTTGAAGATACTACTGTACTAGATAATTTTTCATACGATAACATAGTAAGTTTAAACGTTCTTAATGTAGTTCCACCGGATACTAGAAAAGATATAGTTTTAGAAATTGGTAGACTTTTAAAGAACAACGGTAAGGCTATAATTACTACTAGGGGTTCTGATATTTTTGGTAATAAAAATAATATTACTAAAGGTGTCTTGTCTAAATTAGAAGATGGTGCTATAATTACAAGCAGTGGTACTTATCAAAAAGGTTTTACCAATCAAGAATTAAAAGAATATGTCAGTGGGATATTAGGAGAAGGTTATAAAGTGACAACTCTTAAAGGGCTAGGTAAAGCTGGTGTACAAATTGAAAAAGGTATTTTTGCTAAACACGCTACCAAAGCAGACTTTGATAAATTTGATTTAAACTACATGGGAACTGGAGAAGGTGCACAAGTTTATAGTGAAGGTATTTATTTTGCAGAATCTGATGAAGTAATTTCATTTTACAAAAAATCTTTTGATAAAGATTTAGCTCGTATTAAAACAGTTGTTTCTAAATATGACGATGATGTTATAGATACTTTTGACGTAAACTCACAGGTTAATGTATCAGATACTAGTAAACAATTTTTTTCAGAAATAAGTCCAATTTCGGAACGTGTTAATGATGCGTTAAAAGCTATTAAAAAACTTCAAAAGTATGGTATACTAGATGAAGATTATAATGCTAAAATAGTACCAAGCCGAACACCGTTTGTGCAGAGACTTGACACCAAACTAAACAAATTGGAAAAAAACTTAAAAAAAGATTTTAAACTGACAGATGAAAACTTAAGGTATCTCTTGGCTAATATAAAAAGTTACAAAGAAGGAGACTCGAAATTTACATCTCAAGAAATATTTAAAACCATAATTAGTAGATTAATTGAACCCGAGGACTATTATACTTTATATGGTGCGAGAGCAAATGGTTTGTTTAATGACCTTTCTTCCTCATTAAGTATGGCTGGTAATAAAACTTTAATTCCTAATGCAGTAAACGATGCAAGTAGGGCTAATGGTTATGGTAAATTAATATTTGATACCAGCCCAGATACATTTTTTATGTTACAAAAATACAGTAATGACCCAGTGATAACTAGACTTGTCATAGAGCAAAAACTACAAGTTTATGAAAATCCTCAATTATTTTCTAAGTTAGGTATTGCACCACCTGAAAATTTAGGTGCTAACACTAGATTAAAAGAGTATGTAGCTTCACTTAAAAACAAAAATGTAGATACTATTGATTTTAAAGAGATATACAATGCAGCACAAACATTAGGGGAGGGTCGATTATTCCTTACTAGACGTGATTACATGAGGATGTTAAAAGAACTAGAAGAAATTAGACCTAAACTTGTTAATGAAACTAGACAAGATAAAGTTGCAAAAATTTTAGAAGTATATATTAAAGCAAAAGATGAAAACCTAATAGATTGGGATAAGACAATCGGGGAGCAGTCTGACGAAGTTCAAGAAAGTATAGGTAAATTATTTTATAATGTAGCAGATGAATTAGAAAACTATCCTTTACCAAGGTCTGAGGCAGCACGAGAACAACAAGAACAATTTTTACGTTTTTTAAATAATTATGACAAAACGGCTGAATTTGATGGCGTAGAAGAGTTTATAGACTATTATAATTTTGGCTTTAAGAATGACTTCCCAGATTTAATGAATGCTAGACCTTATTTATATGATTTAAAATTTGAACAAGACATTGCAAAGTATGGCGTAAAAGGAGTTAAATATTTAGATGGTGTTAGTAGAGGTCAAGGAAGAGGAACTTATAATTATGTAGTTTATGATACTGACATAATTAATATATCTAAAAAATACGGAGTTGCTTTACCGTTTGCTGCAGCTTACTTTGCACAACAAGAACAAATAAAACCTAACGTAGAAGATGACATATAAATACTTTACAGAAGATGAACTAAAATGCAAACACACCGGTCTATGTGATATGGACTGGGCATTTATGCAAACAGTTGAAAGGATTAGAGAACGTTGTGGTTTTCCTTTCAAAGTAAGTAGTGCTTATCGTTCTCCAGAGCACCCCATAGAAGCCAAAAAGAGCACCCCCGGAGCTCATTCTTCTGGTAAGGCTATGGATATACTTGTCAACGGAGAACAAGCCATGACACTCGTTAAAATAGCTCTGGAAGAGGGTATTAATAGGATAGGAGTTGCACAAAAAGGAGACCGTGCTTCAAGATTTATTCATCTAGATATGGATAACTCACGAGCCACTCCTCGTATTTGGAGCTACTAATGTTAATATTATACAGAGAAAAAGATTTAGACGAAGCATATAGAATAGATTGTCGAGCTAGAACCAAGGGTAACGAGCCTTGGATAAAGCGAGAAGACTTTAGAAACATCTATGAAGCTTTGCTAGATACATACTTTACAAATTCTGTAGAAAAAAAACTAGAGAAAAAAGAACAAGACGTTGCTGAATATGTTATTGAGCAAGTTAATAAAGCTCTAGAAAGAACTATAGACTTTGACCCTGAAATAAAATAATATGGACTTAGAACAATATTATGCCGAGGCTATCGGCTTTATAATAACTTTGCTGACTGGTCTAGCTTTGAAAGACTGGTCTATGTCTTTTATAAAAGGTGCAACGTTTAGATTTAGTAACTCGTTCAAAGAAGGAGACAAAGTTATTCTCGATGGACAAGTAGCAATGATAATTAAAATAGGGTTTACCCAAACTGTATTCGGGGTATACTCAGATGATGGATATACATGGAGGTATATTCCCAATCAAAAGATAGATTCTATAAAACTTGAAAAAGTTGTAGACCAAGATTTACATGCTGACTCAGCTATAGAGAAGGCAGAAAAACTTAGAAAAATATTGGAGGCAAAAGATGTTTGATAAATTAATTAAGCCAGTAAGTGATATAGTTGGTAAGTTTGTAAAGGACAAAGACTTACAAGCACAACTAGACCACGAACTAAAAACATTATTCCATCAAGCTAATCTAGCACAAGTAGAAATAAATAAACTAGAAGCGAAAGGTAACTGGTTTCAATCTTCATGGCGACCATTAACAGGGTATGTTTGTGTTGCCGGATTAGCTATTAACTTTTTAATCTCACCAATCGCAAAAGGTTTTGGTATTGACATACCACAAGCTGATGCCGGTGTAATGATGCCACTTCTAACAGGTATGTTAGGAATCGCAGGAATGAGAAGTTACGATAAACTAAAGAAAACAGATTCAAAATAATTTTAACCAATGCTTACGGAGGTAAAAAAAGCTAGTGAGAAATGGCAATGGCGAGGATTTCTGTGTCCTCTGTATCCTATTCTGGATAACAATGACAGTAATGTATGCTTCAATTACAGCAATCTAAGAACTACTTTATAAAATCTAGTTCACTCTGAAAATAATTATGCAAGGTGGCAAATTTCTTTTGCCCTGCCTGTAGGATAGTTTTAACTATTTCATTCTCATCTCTAGTTTTAAATACCTTATCTACATCTTCCATAGGTAACATGCTTAACTCTGTAACAATATCATTGTTAGCAGTAAGCACTACTTTAAAACTTATTAGATTAGCTTCTTTCTTCTTCGCCATTGTTCTCCTCCATGGATGCGAAAGTTATCTGGTCTTGTCTTCCTCTTAGTCCTGCCTTCATGTATGAAGTAGCACGACCCTCAAAGAAGTTTTGATGTTCAACTCCCATAACTTCGTCTAACCAACCTAGCGGATTTTCCCTCTGGTCAAAGTTTGTTTTTAGCCCTAGTTGTAGCAGTCTTCTATCTGCTATATATCTGTTATATGCATACATATCTTTTTTAGTTAGTCCTTGTATGTCTCCCATATCAAACACTAAGTCTAAGAATTTATCTTCAAGTTCTACCATGTGTCTACATATATCGTATAATTCTTTTTTAAACTTGTCAGTCCATATCTCTAAGTTCTCTTGAATAAACTCTCTAAAAAGTTTTGTCATAGCTTCAACGTGCATTGACTCATCTCTGATAGAATAGGTAACTATTTGACCCATACCTTTCATTCTACCGAACCTTGGAAAGTTTAACAAGATTGCAAAGCTACTAAATAACTGTAGTCCTTCAGTAAAGGCAGAATAAACTGCTAAAGTTTTTGCAATACTTTCTTTATCTTTTTTGGTTGTTTTTAAATTACTAATGTAGTTATGTTTGTTAGACATCTCTTCGTATTCAGCAAAAGCTTTGTACTCTATCTCAGGCATACCAACAGTATCTAACAATAAACTGTAAGCATGTTGATGAATAGACTCCATGTTTGCAAATGAACCCATCATCATTCTTGCTTCTGGCTTTCTAAATATTCTCATGTATCTATCTATGTAGCCAGAGCCGACATCTACATCAGACTGTGTAAACAACCTGAATATCTGTGTTAATAAATTCTTTTCATTATCTGATAACTCTTGCCAGTCTTTAACATCTGTATGTAGTGGTACAGAT